CAACCTCACCTGCCTCCATTGCCTGTTCAACAGCATTCAATCCTTTATACTTTGGTAGTAATGATGGATGAACATTAATGATAGGAGCAGGGAATGCAGAAGGATTTTTAATAACTCTCATATATCCTGCTAATACTATTAGATCTACGTTCCATGCCTTAAAAAGTTCTATCATTTTATGTTCATCTTTATGAGGAACTCTTACATGAGGTATTCCAAATTTTGCTGCTCTCTTAACAGCACCACATTGTTTAGTGTTGTGTATCATAACCACAACCTCATTACTCTTACATAATGGATTGGTAACTATGTTTTCGAAGTTGGTTCCGTTGCCAGAACACATAACACCTAGTCTCATAATACTGGATACTCCTCATTGCGTACAACTTCAGTTTTCTTAGTCTTAAAGTCTTCTGCTAATCTCATAACTTGTTTCTTATCAAGTCCAGCAAGATTTATACAGTTCTCTAGACACCGATAGATACATTCTCTATCAGAAATGGGTGGGGAAATCTCCCACCCTTGCTCATCATAATACTTCTTACCTTCAGTAACTTGTGCCTCAACGTGTCCAAGATCCTGTTTCTTAGAAGGGTTCTTGTAATTATGCGTCTTACTCATTGGTAATAAGAAGGGTTATAATCTGTTTTTGATTTCTTGGATTGACTCCAAGGTTTGTACTCTGGTTCAGGTTCATCAATAAGATGCTTGAAATGCTCTGTATCAAAGTATGATGGTGGTAATGGTTCCACATTATCGTATGGGCCTTCTAATCTTCTCTTATATTCTCTTTCATCCAATACTTCATTGATAAGTATCTTCAACTCTTTAACTATCTCTGGAGTATGCACTCTACGAGGTGTAATTACAGCACGAGGAAGAATTGGTTCTCCATTCTCATCATGTGGATATACATTATCAGTACATCCTTCGGTTGCAGGGCCACTTAACCCTTGTGTGTCTATCTTGTCCATAATAAATGCGTTTTCTTATTTATTGTATATCAATTTTATCCATAATTATCCTGTTTTTTAAAGAACTCACCCATAGATGATTGTAATTGACCTTCATTTTCTTTGGGGTCAAGTTTATTATATCCTTTTATTTTCTTCCACTCATTATAGAGTGCTTGCAGTATCCACGACTGAGACAGACTCTTAGGCCCGTTCTCAAGTAATTCGAGATGCTTTTCGTTACTGGTGTAACTTTTGTACTCTTCTCTCCAATTGGAGTCATCATAAAGTTTTTTATCCATAAGTAAAGGTCTTCCCCTTAATTTTTGTATCACCTTCAGGTGAGGTTTTACCAGGTTTCATGGTTCCTGCGGTAAATCTTTTAACAGTTTTACCTGCTGATTTGCCGAGTCCACCTTTTCTCGTAGCACTGACAGTACCAGTCTTCTTCGTCTGAGTAAGAACTGCATCTTGTCCATACTTCTTACCTAATGACTTAACTGCTTTCTTAAATGCTCTCTTACCTTTTTTACCAGAGGTGACTACATGACTTCTCTCTTTAACCTTTGTAGTTTTACCAGTCTTGTCGTCCTTCTCATCCCATCTTCCAGTCACTTTAGTAGCACCAGGAAGACCCTTGCCCTTTATGTCACGATCTAATTGCTTAGCTCGTGCCTTATTCTCTTTCTTCGATTTGTCACCTCTAGATCCTGAAAGGATAGCAACTCCTCCCTTATCGGTCTTGCTTTTGATTCTGCTTAGACTACTCTCCTGAACTTGAGAACATTCTAGCATAAATTCTGAATATGTCTTCATCGCATGTGACAGTTTCTTAAGTTATTTATTCTTCTTCTGTTGCATCTAACTCCAATCCATCTAAGAGGTATTCATATTCTTTAAATAAAATACCTTTCTTTCCTAAAAGAATCATTTTCGATATAGTCATTTCTTCACTATAAAAAATCACTGGTTGTTCTTGTAATCCTGAATCTCCACTCATGGTTTTTTGATATTTTATAAATTATTTACGCATTTAAGGTTTGCTTAATACGTTTCTCCTTCCAATCTGCATACATTCTACCATACATCATACCTTCATGTGACTTGATTGGAGATCCCTCAAGCAATTCTTTTTCTCTTTTGCTAAGAGTAACATTCATAGTGAGATATTCCTTTTCCCAATTGGGAATATCTTTAATATATTCACGAGATATTATTCTTTTGGAAATCATAATTCCCTTTAGTGAGTTTCTCTAAGTGTACCACAGCCTTATTCAATATGTCAATGTCATAATAAAATCCAGCAAGAGATCTATTACATTTAATGCATATGGTATTCATAAGTTTTTTATTTCCATGACCACATATCTCACAAGTACCCAACTTATATTTCTTCTTACTCCTATCATTAACTCTTGTTATAGCACACTGTTTACACTCATACGAATATGAAGAGGGAAGAGAAGGATCTTTCCTGCATCTATAAAAGTCAGCAAGAAGTCCTTTCTCTATCCCACAAGTTCTACATACCCGATCCACCATAAGAAGGTGTTCGGTCTGTAGTTGGTTTTCAAAATCCACTTACTCTTCTATAACTTCCTTATCTCTATCTATCTGTTCTTCGAGTTTATCTTTAGCAGCTTTAATACCTGCTAGTCTTACTTCAAGAGTATCCTCCCAACGATTATACATTTTCAATTGCCATTCACGATACTCTTTGATGCTCTTCCGTACTTTACAGAACATTTGTCTCAATATAACTTAATATTATTTATCATAAAAAAAGACCCTCCCGAAGGAGAGTCTTTAGATTCATCGGATGGTTCATCCCAATAGAAGAATTTCATCTGGTCTAACCGACAATGTTTTAATGGTTTCTTTAATTTCATCTTTTTGGTGTCTCTACTCCACCTTATTAATTATATCACTTAATGGATTACTTGAAGATTCTGTTTTAACTTCCATATCTTTTTTAGATAATACATCCTCATTATTATCTAACCAGTCTATCGTAGGTTGTCCACTATATCCATTTGTCCATACATACCACGCATAAACCATCATACCAGTATTATACTTACCATCTTCTCTCAATGCTTCACCCAACATAGGATACCTAGTAAATACATATACTTTTTCTAATCCATAACTTCTGTCAGAATATATCTCATCAAATCTTTTCTTACCATGAAGATATGATAATGGTAATAATAAAGCAAACTTACTCTTTGCTACTAATTTTGCCCTCTGAATAAACTCAAAAGCAATAGAGAATGGAGGATTAGTGATAACATATTCATATTCACCCATCTCCCATAAGAAGTTAGTTTCTTTATCATAAGCAGTTACTTTATCATCTTCCCAATGCTCTTTTAACACTCTAGTAATAGCACCTCCACCACAAGCAGGTTCGCATACAGATAATGACTTATCAAAATCTTCTACATCCAAAAACTTCCGAGTAAGAGTATAAGGAGTCTCATAGAAATCAGACTTCTTTCTTTTACCAGTTGCATTGTTAGCACTAAAGTTCTTGCCTTTTTTATTGCTCATAGGAAATGATGTGGTGAATAATTTTCTCTGCAGTAGCCTTTAGTTTACCATAAATCTCTTGATTAGTCCACTGTTTTTCACGAATCCAAATGGTAGCAAGTTTGTCTTTATGAAATATGTACTCCTGATTTCTGGGTTCATAATCAGTCATAGAATCTAAACGATCATTAATAGATGATGTTGATTCAAAATCACATCCAGAAGCAAACACAACGTAAGGATAATAATCATAAGGACGGCAGTACAAACTAATCTCAGAATGATTTTTTACTGCACGTTCAATAGCATTACCTTTAGCTTGCTTTTTCTTACCTTCTTCTAAGAGTTTATCATTAGTTCCTTGCTTCTTTGCTTCTGAAATTAGAATTGGATATTTCTTACCAAAGATTTCTGCATACAAAATACCACCATCAGGAAGAATGTATGGATTTTTAGAGCACGACTTCCAATGAGGTTTACCAATGTTCTCTGCAATTTTTCTCTTCTCAAGTTTTCTATCCCAACTAAACTTAACTTCGGGAAACATACCCCTAAGATAATCAATTACTTCTTGAACTGTATCTGACAGTTTACCTTCAAGATTTTTTGCATCTTCATTGAAGATTGCTTTACCACCACCAATTTTTCTATGCGTCTCACGAAGACGATCACTGGAACTCATAACATTTTTGGTATTACTCATATAGTATACCATAAAAAAAAGCACCCTGTGAAGGGTGCTTATGACAATTATCGAATTGGTCTTAACCAACAGAAGGAGCAATAAGTGCAACTTCAGTAGACTCAGCAGCAGCCAAATCTAGAGGGAAGTTGTGAGCATTACGCTCGTGCATTACTTCCATACCAAGGTTTGCTCTGTTAAGAACGTCACCCCA